CATGGGAAAATATAAAAGAATTCTTTGGAAATGCTATTGATGGTGTAAAGAATAAATTTGCAGAGTGGGGAGAATCCTTTGAAAATATAAAATCTGCCGTGGGTGACTTTATAAATAATATTAAGTCAAAATTCTCAGAGTGGGCAAATAATATAAAAAATAGCATTTTACAGCTGGGAGATAATATAAAAAATGGTTTTAACAATGCTATTGATACAGTTAAACAAAAATTTCAAGAATGGGGAACATCTTTAATTAATTTTGCTACATCTACTATACCTAATTTTATTCAAAGTATAGAGCAATTCTTTATGCAATTACCAGAAAGAATTGGATATGCTTTGGGATTTACATTAGGAACAATAGCGAGTTGGTGTGTTAATACATGGAATTATTTTACTACAAATATTCCTTTATGGATAAATTCAATTGTAAATTGGTTTAGTCAATTGCCGTCAAGAATAGGACAATGGTTAACAAATACCTATAATAATATAGTAACTTGGGGGACTAATATGTATAACAGTGCTATACAAACAGGGACACAGTTTGTTAATAGTGTAGTTAATTTTATAAAAAATTTGCCGGGAAGTGTAGCTAGTTGGTTGACACAGGCTTATAACAAAGTAGTTAATTGGGGTTCACAAATGGGCTCAAAAGCAACCCAAACAGGTAGAACATTTTTAACAAATATAATAAATAATATTAGAAGCTTACCAGGTAAGGTTTGGTCGTTCTTGAGTCAAACAATAAGTAAAGCATCAAGTTTTGTAAGTCAGTTCGGACAAAAAGCCACTCAAGCAGCTAAAAATTTTACTACTAATATAGTAAATGGAGTTAAAAGCATACCTAGTAAAATGGTTAATATAGGAAAACAAATAGTGCAAGGTATATGGCGTGGAATTAGCGGAGCTGGAGGATGGTTAAGAAATCAAATTTCTAGTTTTGCAAGTGGAATTGTAAAGGGATTTCAAAGTGCATTTAAGATTAAATCTCCTTCAAGAGTTATGAGAGATCTTGTAGGAAGATTTATTGCAAAAGGTGTCGGAGTTGGAATAATAGCAGAAACTAAGAATGTAGTAAAACAAGCTAACCAATTTGGTTCAAAAGTAAAAAATGCTATAGCTAGTAATTTAAGTGGAGTTTCTACAAATATATCTCCATTAGATTCATCATTGAATATTCCAACACTATCTACAGGATTTATTTCAGAAATAAAAGAAAGTTTATCGGGATTACAGACGAATTTACCTGACACTATAAAAATTAACCTTGTATTAACATCTGGGGAAATACTGGCTTCAGTTGTTGCACCATTTTTAGATATAATTCAAGGGAATAATATCATTCTTGCAGAAAGGGGACTTGCTTAATGTTTGATGATGGAATAACTTTACATGAAAAACATAGTTATAGAGATTTTGGAGCTTGGTTAAGAAGCAAAAATATTCCTATTCCTGAGACTATAAAAATAGAAGAAGAAGTTCCTTATATGCAAGGAGTATATGATTTTTCAACGATATATGATGGAGAACAGACATATGCTGAAAGAGAATTAGAGTATGTATTTGATTTACATGCAAGAACAAATAACCCAAAGAAGGAATTGCGTGCAAGAACGACTATTTTTGTAAACTGGTTAAAAAGCAGTATAAAATCAAAAATGATTGATGATGATTATCCAGGATATTATTTTTTAGCAGAAGCAGTAAAGGATATAAGTGTAAATGATGATGAGATATATGTTTTTACTGTAACTGTGAAATTGACTACATATGCTTTAATGATAAAACAAGATTATGAGGGCCAGACAAAGTGGGATGACTTTTGTTTTTTAAGTGATATATTGCAAACAACAAAATGCGAAGTAAATAAATCAAAAGATATTATTTTATATAATAATGGAATAAGATCTTTAACTCCGAGAATTATTTGTAATTCAGATTTTACTCTAAAAAAGGATGATGTAGAGTACAAGATTAAATCTGGAGAAACAAAAGATTATAGATTTATTTTGAAAAAAGGTGAGAATAAAATAACTATATTTGGTTCAGGAAGTATAGAATTTTTATTTAGGATTGAGGTGCTGTAATGTATGAAGTAGTTATTATAAATGATAATAAAGAGACGGTTATAAATGCTGTAAGTACAGATAAAGATGCACCAAAAATAACAGGTACTATAAAAAAAGGAATCAATGTTATTGATAGTTTTACTTTTAATATTTTGCCTAAAAATCCAGGTTTTAATATTTTAAAAGCATATAAGACACACGTGAAAGTTTTCAATACTAAAAGTAAAAAGTATGAATTTATAGGTCGTGTTTTACCATCTGTTAGTGATATGCAAGATTCTGGAGCATTTATAAAAAAGATAACATGTGAAAGTATTTTAGGATATCTTATAGATTCTAAGCAGGATTATGAGGAATATCAAAATATATCACCTAAAGATTATCTTAAAAAGTTAATAGAGGTACATAATTCACGTGTAGAAAATTACAAAAGATTTGAAGTAAGAAATGTTACTGTTAAAGATTCAAATGACTCACTTTATAGATATTCAGATTATACTTCAACATGGGATAATATAAATGAGGATCTTATAAAATCTTTAGGTGGAGAAATTCAAATTGAATATACAGATGATAAAATATATATTGATTATTTAACCGAAATAGGTAAGACATGTGCAGATACTGCTATAAGGTTTAAACATAACTTACAATCAATTTCAAATCAACCTAAATTTGATGATTTTTATACAAGATATAAATTTCTTGGTGCAAAATTAAAAACGACAGATGCAGAAGGTAACGAAGTACAATCTGATGAAAGGCTTACAATAAAAGAAGTGAATAATGGAAAAGATTATTTGGATTATGAAGAAGGAATAGAGGCTTTTGGAATTATCGAAGGTGTAATTACTTACGATGATATTACAGAAGCCTCTAATTTATTAACTAGAGGTAAACAATATATAAGTTCTATACAGCTAGGAATGAGTAACACTGTAAAAGCTCTAGATTTATCTCTTCTAGGACTTGATTTTGATAGTTTTGAAGTTGGAAATTACTATCCTGTTATAGTAGAGCCTTTGAATATAAATTATTTTCAGAGGGTTATTGAAAAGAGTATAGAAATAAGGCAACCTTCTTCAAATACAATCACGTTAGGCGAAAAGAAAATAAGTGCGAAAGATTATTATGTAAATAATGCTAAGATAATTCAAAGTGTAAGTAAAAATAATAATCAAAATGTTGCAGAAGTAAAAGCTATTGTTGCCAGTTTAGGGATAACAAATAAAAATATTTTAAAAAAGATTGAAGAAATAGAAGGCGACTCTGTAAGTGTTGAGGTTTTTAATCAAAAGATACAGGAGTTTAATCAAAATTTTAATACTGTAACTGGACAAATATCTGAGATAACTAAGCAAATAACAGAAATAAATAAAAAATTAGACTCTTTACAACAAGGAGGTGGAGAGATTGAATAGTATGTATAATAAAATAAAAACTGCAGTAGAAACAATAAGAAATGCAGTATATGGATTAGAGGTGAGAAGTAGTATTGCAAACGCTGTTGAGGCAATAAATGAAAAAACAGAAGATTTATCAACGCGACAAGATTGTTTAGGAGATACCTTTGAACAATTAATTCTAGATGGAGGAAATACTGATGCGGAAGTAATACTCTCTAGAACATGCAGTGATGGAACAAAATATGAATCAGTACCTAAAAGATTAGATGCAATAGAGATTATGTTAAAAGGAATTAAAAATGATTTAGAAAATGGTGTTTATAGTGAAATTTCATTTGATGAAGATATGCCTTCACCAGAAGGAAAGGCCACATTATGGATTCCAGTTAAGAAAAATACAGACGAAGGAGAGCCACCAGATACTGGAGGTGGAGATAATTCAGGAGATTTGGACCCAACACCTCCAGAAGAGGGAGATACAATAGCAGTAAAAGGAGATACATTTAATGCTATATTTAATACATATGTTGCAGTAGGTCGTGATTCACTTGGAAATACATTAGTAGGTTATCCAGATGAACTTACTTGTGCAGCACCTTCTAATGTAGGGTTTGGTACAAAAGTTCTTGTAAAAAATACAGGAACTGAACTTGATGGAAAGATATTTACCGTAACAGATCGTGCAGAAAGTGTAAAAGTAAAAGACGATGGTTCGTATGTATTTGCACTTTGTATGAAAGATGAAGAAACGGCAAATAAACTAGGTACTACTTTTGGAAAGGCAACAGTAGGTACGTTGGTAACTTCTACTTCAAAAATAGCAACAGTAACTGCTAATGCTTTAACAGTAAGAAGTGGTCCAGGAGTGGAATACACAGCTATAGCATATGTTCAAAAGGGTTATGTATTTATGATATTAGAAAATAGTAGATGGATAAAGGTTGATTTTAACGGGAAAGAGGCCTTTGTATCTGGTGCATATTGTAATATAACGACAATAGAAAGCAAGGATGATATACCAGAACAGCCAGATATAGGAGATATAACTATTGATAAAAATAATCCAAGTTTTGGAGTTGATGTTAGTAAACATAATGGAATTATAAATTGGACAAAGGCAAAAGCAGCTGGAGTACAGTTTGCAATAATACGTATGGGTTATGGACTGCGTGCAAGCAAAGGTGGAGTTTTAGATAGTCAATTTGCAAACAATGTAGCAGGTGCTACTGCTGCAGGAATTCCAATTGGAGTATATTTCTTCTCATACGCAAGTACTTTAGACGGATTAAAAGCAGAAGCTAATTTTGTAATAAGTGAATTAAATAAATATCCTGGAGGAACCTTCGCCTATCCAATTTTCTTTGACCAAGAATATGACAGTCTTAACACAGTATATAATTCTAGCACTGGAAAATATACAACATATAACCCGGGTAAAACAGTATTAACAAGTTATATGACAACATTTTATAAGATGTTAACCGATGCAGGTTATTATTGTGGTATTTATGGAAATCCAGACTGGTTCTTAAATAAAATAAATTTTGACAGTATAAAAGATTACCCTATATGGCTTGCACAATGGAGTTCTAAAGCTACATGGTCTAAATCTGAATTTGGTTTATGGCAATATGGAACAGGAACTGTTAATGGAATATCGACAGCAGTAGATGTAAATAGAGGATATATAAATTATCCAGTATTAATAAAAGCACTACATAAAAATGGTTTTTAATAAAGGGGGATAAAAATGAGCGATACGATATACATAAAAGTAAATGGCAAATTTATACCATTAGGTGTGCAATTAGCTGGAATTATTAATTTAAATTCAATAGAAGTAGATGATAGTGATAATATAAAAAATCAAGATAACTGCAGCGTTAAACTACCAGGGGGAATGATCATAAAAACATTTCAAGTGACTTATTCTCCTGATAAAGACAGTTATCATATGGAAAAAGAGTTTACATTTAAAAAAGCATTCCAAAATGCATGCGTTTGTGTAACTGGAGGCGCAATTTCAAATGGAAGTAATTTATTGGCTGTAAATGCTATTCCTAAGAGCAAAAGTTCTTGCTTGCTTACAGCAACTCAAATTGAAAAACAGAATATAATAGGTGATGTGACTTTTTATATGACTGCTATAGGATATTAAGGGGGGATAATATGAGCTTAGATCTAAATCCATTTTTAGAAAAAATAAAAAAAGATGCATTCTGTAGTAAAATACGAAAGTCAATAATAGAAGCTTTTGAAGAAGTAAAAGATACAATTGAAAATAACAATATACAGGATTTGAGGGATTTTCAGAAGAAAACTGATGAGAGTTTGGATACGGAGAATAAGGAGATTGTTGGAGCTATTAATGAGGTAAGTTCGCAATGTAAAGAAAAGGCGAATACACAATACGTTAATGAAGAAATTGCAAAAGCTCAACTTGAAGGGGCTGGAGTAGATACATCTAATTTTATAGTTAACTCAGATTTGACAGCATTAGAAAATGAAGTTGGTTTCACAAGAACTAGATTAGATAACTTATTCATTAGTGATTTTAAAACGGCTCATACTGGTACATGGAGTGGTTCTCAAACAGCTAAAACTTCTAATATTAATAAATCTACTGTTTCTAAAGAATTTTTAAGTGGAAAATATTTCTGTGTCATTAATTTTGACCTAAATTTTAATGAAGAATTAACAAGTGTATCTCCCTATGTAAAATTAAATTTAAAGGGATCAGATTTCAATAATAATATAGATTTATCCAATGGAGGAATTATACCATCGAAGTATAGTTTGCAACAATACAACAATAATATATCATTATCATTCGTGACGGAATTTACGGAAACAAAAAATGCTTGGGTATCATTAAGTCTTGTTGGTTTAAATGAAAGTGCAACTAGAACTTACGAGGCAAATATACATTGGGCAACAATAATTAAAGTTGATGATTATAATGAAAGATATGATTCTTTAGTAATTGATAATAACTATCTTGAACAATATGTATATGTAAATGACAATGGTAAAATAAGTAGATTGCAAGGTGAAGTAAGTGAACTACAAAAATATATAAAAAATCAAAATATAGTTGATTATTGGGGGGATTCACTAACATATGGTAACCAAGATGGTAGTGGTGTTACAAGGGCAACTGTGTTAAAACAACTTTTAGGAGATTCTTGGACTGTTAATAATTACGGAAGTGGTGGCGAAACTTCTAATACAATAGCTTGTAGACAAGGTGGTATTCATTTAGTGGTTCAACCTGACTTTACTATTCCTGAAACAATAACAGCTGTGTCAATTGATATTGTTGATTCAGAAGGAAATTCAGTAAACTTGAGAAGTTCAATAACAGATACAACAATATTAGATTCAGTAAATCCAGTAGAAATAAATGGTGTTAAGGGAAATTTAGGACAAGGGAGTACTTTTGGAGCATCTCCCTATACATTTACTAGACTTGAAGCAGGTGATAGTGTTGATGTTAACCGTCCTACTAGAGTTATTACAAAATCTATGCGAGAATTAAATAATACTAATAATGTAATGATAATTTGGATAGGGCAAAATGGTGGGTATGATGATGTAAATACCTTAATATCTCAAATAAATCAAATGATAAAATTAAATAATACAACTAACTATCTCGTTATTTCACTTACTTCAGGAGGGAAAGAAACAATAAATACTGTCTTAAATAAAGAGTTTGGAGTAAAATTCATAGATGCTAGACAATATTTAATAGACTATGGATTAGATGATGCAGGATTAACTCCTACACAAGAAGATTTAGATAATATATCTAATAATCTAGTGCCTAAGTCCCTATTAGTAGATAGTGACAATGTTCATTTTAATAAGTACGGCTATACTATAATAGCTAACTTAGAATATAAAAGAGGTAAAGAATTGGGATATTGGTAGTTCACAATATAAAAAAATTGTGCACTTAAGTTGTTGCTAATTCCCACTTTTTTCTATATTATTGAGATATAGAAAGGAGATGATTTTTTATATGAAATCAAAGATGGATCATCAAGATGCAATAAGTCTTGAATATATAGTTAGAAATGTTTTTGATTGTGGACCAGGAGGCGTTATGAATGTTGCAAATGCAGATCAACTGGAAATAAAACCTATGAATGCAGCTATAGCTATATTTGCCCCTTTATATTTTGATAATAAAGTATTAGAGGATGTAGATAACTTTATAGATAGATATAGTTGTATATTTGACTATGATGATTATGAACTTAATCAAGAAAATATAGATAACTACATAAAAGAATTGAAAACACTTGTAAAAAAATATTATAAATAA